CGCGCCGGCACCAAGAGCCGCCGCCAGGCCCTGATCTTCATGATCACCAACAGCGGCGCCGGCAAAACCACGCCCTGCGGCAAGTACCACGACTACGCCAGTGACGTTGCCGCCGGCAAGCTGGTCGACGACAGCTTCTTCAGCTACGTCTGCGGCCTCGACGAAGGCGACGACCCCCTGCGTGATGAAGCGTGCTGGCCAAAAGCCAACCCCTCGCTGCAGCTCGCCAACCTGCCCGGCCTGCAGTACCTGCGCGAGCAGGTCACCGAAGCGCGCGGCATGCCGTCCAAAGAGTCCATCGTTCGGCGCCTCAACTTCTGCGAATGGACAGCCGCGCTCAACCCGTGGCTCAGCGCCGTGGTGTGGGATCCGTGCCAGGGCGAATTCACCGCCGAGCAGCTGCGTGGCCGCCGCGCCTACGGTGGCCTCGACCTGTCCAGCACCACTGACCTCACCGCCTTCGTGCTGCTCGTCGAGCCCATCGACCCCACCGAGCCGTGGCGCATCCTGCCCTACTGCTGGCTGCCGGCTGACGGCATGCAAGAGCGTTGCGACCGTGACCGCGTCGACTATGCCGCCTGGCACCGCCAAGGCTTCCTGCGCACCACCCCGGGCCGCGCCATCAGCAAGCGCCACGTCATGCAAGAGGTGGCCATGATCTGCGCGCCCTTCGAAGTGCAAAGCATCGCCGCCGACCGCTGGCGCCTGGCTGACTTTCAGCAAATCGCCAACGACGAAGGCATCACGCTGCCGCCCATGCTCGACTTCGGCCAAGGCTTCAAAGACATGAGCCCCGCGCTCGACCAGTTTGAAACCGCCATCCTCAACCGCACGCTGCAGCACGACGGCCACCCCGTGCTCAGCATGTGCGCGGCCAACGCCGTGACAGACACCGACCCCGCCGGCAACCGCAAGCTCAACAAGCAGCGCGCCACCGGCCGCATCGACCTCGTGGTGGCCGCCGTCATGGCCTACGCCAGCGCCGCCGCTGACAAGCGCGAATCGCCGCTCGATGACTTCCTCAACTCCCCCATGGTCGGCTGACGCATGGCACTGTACGACACGGTTCGCGGCTGGTTCAGCCGCTTCGGCGCGCTCACAGAACGGCGCGGCCTGCAGTCGCCCGTGCCGGCCACCGCCCTGGTCCCAGACACCTCGGCAATAGGGCCCGACGGCGCGCTGCAGCTCAGCGCGGTCTGGTCCTGCATCGACCGCCGCGCCACCACGCTGGCAAGCCTGCCGCTCTTCGTCTACCAGCGCCCGGCCGGCCAGGGGCACAAGCAACTCGCGCGCGGCACGCGGCTCTTCAGCGTGCTGCACGACAGCCCCAATTCCCGCATGACGCCCTTTGAATTCTGGCGCGCCATGGTCATGAACCACGATCTGCGCGGCAACGCCTACGCGCGCATCGAACGCGACGAAGCCACCGGCGAAGCCACCGCGTTGTGGCCCATGCCTGCCGACCAGGTAGAGCCCATCGTGCTGCCCGACGGCGCCATGGTCTACGCCTACCAAATCGACAGCGACGTGGCCGTCTACGCCGAACAAAACGTGCTGCACCTCAAAGGCCTGGGCAACGGCACCATCGGCCTGGCAAAACTCGAATTCATGCGCGCCACCACGCACGAAGCTGCGGCGTCGCAAACCAGCGCATCCCGCATGTTTGGCACCGGCGGCAAACCCACCGGCGTGCTCATGATCGACCGCGTGCTCTCGCCCGAACAGCGCGCCGCCATCAAGGCCAACTTTGCAGAGCTGCAAATCGGCAACACCTCGCGCCTCTTCGTGCTCGAAGCCGACATGAAATACCAGCAGCTCAGCCTAAGCCCTGAAGACCAGCAGATCCTAGAGACGCGCCGTTTCACGGTCGAAGAAATCTGCCGCTGGTTCGACGTGCCGCCCGTGCTCGTGCACCACAGCAACGTCACCACCTGGGGCAGCGGCGTCGAGCAAATCGTGGCCGGCTTCCACAAGTTCACCGTTCGCCCGCTCGTCGTCAGCATCGAGCAGGCCGTGGCCAAGCGCGTGCTCACCGCGCGGCAGCGCGCCACCATGAGCGTTGAATTCAGCCTCGACGCACTGCTGCGCGGCGCCCCCACAGAACGCGCGTCGTTCTACAGCACCGGCCTGCAAAACGGCTACATGACGCGAAACGAAGTGCGCCAGCTTGAAAACCTGCCACCCGACACCAGCCCGCAGGCCGACCAGCTCACCGCGCAAACCAACCTCGTGCCGCTGCAGCAGCTGGGCAAAACCGCGCCTGCAGCGCCCACAGCCGCCGCGGCCAATGAGCCGCAAAGCCTGGCCGCCGTCATGGCCAGCGCCATCAAGTCCCTGACTCACTGACCCACGAGGCCGCCACCATGCTGCTGCGCAAACACATCAACCTGGCCGACGCCACGCTCAAGCTCGACGGCGACACCGGCTCCTTCAGCGGCTACGCCAGCGTCTTCGGCGGCGTCGACAGCTACGGCGACACCATCGTCCGCGGTGCCTTCGAAAGCACGCTGCGCAACAACGGCAAGCCCAAGATGTTCTTCAACCATGAATGGGGCATGCCCATCGGCAAGTGGACCACCGTGCGTGAAGACGAGCACGGCCTCTTCGTCTCCGGTGAACTGACCCCGGGCCTGAACCTGGCGGCCGAAGTGCGCGCCAGCATGAAACATGAAACGCTCGATGGCCTCAGCATCGGCGGCTTCCTCAAGAAAGGCGACTTCGAAGACACCGAAGGCGGCCGAATCATCCGCAAATGGAGCCACCTGGTTGAAGTCTCGCCGGTCGTCTTCCCGGCTGACGGCTCGGCCCGCGTCGACATGGGCAGCGTCAAAAGCGCAGACCTAGTGGAATGCATCGAAGAGATCACAAGCGTTCGTGAAATTGAGAGTTTCCTGCGGGATGCAGGCGGCCTCAGCAAAGGGGCCGCCGTAGCGCTGGTGGCCCGCGCCAAGGTAGTGCTGGGCGTCGTGGGGGATCCCGACGACTCAAGCGCCGAAGCGAAAGCACTGCAGCTCGTGCACGCCAGGCTCCGCCTGTTGAGCATTGCCGCATAGCGCGCGTCCCGCATCACCCCCACCAAGCCACCCCCGGGTGGCTTCTTTCATCCTCAAAGGAAAACATCATGTCTCTCGAAAAAATCCTGCTGGCGTGTGACGCCATCGAAGCCAAGCTCAAGGCCGTCTCTGACAAGGCCGACGGCGAACTCAGCACGCTCGGCAAAGTGTCCACCGACACCAAGGCCGCCATGGACAACCTGTCCGTCACCCAGCGCGAACTCGCTGACCGCATCCTGCAGCTTGAGCAAAAGGGCTCGCTGCCCAAAGGCGGCGAAACCGGCGTTGAAAGCTGGGGCGCGCAGTTCATCAAGAGCGCAGGCTACAAAACCGTGCGTGAAGGCAACGCCCAGCGCGCCCGCATCGAGGTGAAGAACACCGTCACCGGCAGCGACGCCACCGTTGCACCCGACCGCAAACCCGGCATCGTGGCCGGCGCCAGCAACCTGCTCACCATGGAAGCGCTCTACACCGCGCTGCCCACGGCCAGCAACGCCATTGAGTACACCAGGGAAGCCAGCTACACCAACCTCGCTGCAGAAACCGCTGAAGGTGCTCTCAAACCCGAATCGGCGCTGACGTTCAGCTTGGTCAACATGCCCGTCAGCACCGTGGCGCACTGGATCAAGATCAGCCGCCAGCTCGCAGGCGACGCACCGGCCCTGGCCGCCTACATCGACACCCGCATGCGCTACGGCGTGCAGCGCAAGGTAGAGGCGCAGATCGTCAACGGCACCGGCGTGGCGCCCAACCTCAGCGGCTTCCTTGCCGCCGGCAACTTCACGGCGCACGGCTACGCCGCCGCGGCGCTGGGCGCCACGCTGCCGAAGCTGGTGCTCATCCGCAAGACCATTGCCGACCTGTGGAACGCGGGCTACATGGCCAACGCCATCGTGCTCAACGCGGCCGACTTTGCCACCCTTGAGACAGAAATCATGATCGCCACCGCCACCGGCACGCGCATCGCGTACACGCCGGAAGGCCAGCCCATGCTCTTCGGCCTGCCCGTGGTGCAAAGCATCGGCATGACGGCCGGCATCTTCGCGGTGGGCGACTTCACCCAGCACGGCACCATCTACAACCGCGAAGGCGTGGTCGTGGACATGAGCGAATCCGACGCCGACAACTTCACCAAGAACCTGATCACCCTGCGCGCTGAACGGCGCCTGGCGCTCACCAGTGAAGTGCCCGCTGCCGTCCGCGGCGGCACCCTCACGCCGCTCTGAACGTGGCTGGTCCTGACGGCAACGGCGTGCCTGCGCCCATGCAGCTGCGCGTGGTTTTCACGCGCTTCGGCCACAACACCGCAATGGGCAACTTCGGCCCCGGTGATGTGGCCGTGGTTGGCGCAAGCATGGCCCGCCACCTGGTCGAAACAGTGGGGTGCGCGCAGTACGAAACGCACCCCACCGGCCAGGCGCCGTCAGCGCCGTCACAGGCCGTCACCAAGGCGCCGCGCGGCAAAAGGGCGGCAAAAGGGCGGCAGCAGGCAGTTGTCGAAGTGCCGCCCACATCCACCCGCCTAGAAACCTGAAAACCCACGGAGCCCACCATGGCCGAGCCATTCAACAAATTCGACGTCTTCGTGCGCGACCGCGCCGCCGGTGTGCACAACATGGCCACCGGCACCACGCACGTCTTCAAGATCGGCCTAACCAACCTGCTGCCCGTGCGCGGCAACGCCGTCAAGGCCGACCTTGCCGAAATCGTGGCCGGCGGTGGGTACACCGCGGGCGGCAACGCCTGCGCCTTCGTCAGCGGTGCGCAAACCGCAGGAACTTTCAAGCTCGTGCTGGCCAGCCCCGCCATCTGGACGGGCAGCGGCGCCGGCATGGCGCCATTCCGCTACGCCTTCCTCTACAACAGCACCCCCACAAGCCCCAACGGCCCGCTAATCGGCTGGTGGGACTACCTGTCCAGCCTCACGCTCGGCTCGGGTGCCACCTTCGCCGCCACGCTCGACCCCACGCTCGGCGTGCTGATCGACACCTGACCCGCGCGCGTCAGGCCACACACACACCCGAACAACTGCCACCCACAGCAGCCACCATGCCCCGCGGCCTTCGCATCACATTCGCGTCAGCCCTGTCGTACGCCATCGACCTGGGCCGCGGCGTGTTCTCAACCACTGGGCAGGCGGCAACGCTGACCTACGCCACGGCGCCTGCCATCGTGCTGTCTGCTGTGAGCACGACGGGCACCGTCGGCACACAGCAGACGGCCACGGGTGGCAACTCAGGCCCTGGCACGGTCAGCATGACGGCATCGCTGAACAACGGGGGCACGGTGACGCCATCGGGCGCTGTGTCGGTTGCGCCGGGTGCGTCGCAAATGTTCGCGCTGAACTACATCAATGCAGCCACGCATCTGCTCACGCTGACGAACAACAGCGGCGGCACGGTCACGGGGGGCAGTAACGGTAACGGCACATCGAGTATTTCCGTCAGCCTGCCGGCTACACCACCGCCACCGCCGCCGCCAGTGCCGTCCGGCACCATGTCGCCGTTCACGCTCACATCCGCGACCACGCAGACGGCGCCATTCAGCATCGGATTCCCGATCCGTCAGGGTGACGTACCAGCAGCGAGTGCCATTGCAGTAACTGGCGCCACGGCGCAGGTCAACATCAAGAGCACATGGCCCGATGGCTCGGCAAAGTTCGCAGTCATCAGCGGCACAGCCGCGCTCACGGCTGGCATCCCGCTGCCGGTAACTCCCGCAGTCGGCACGGCCAGCAGCGGCACGGCGCTGACAACTGCTGCGCTTGGCACGGCTATTGGCGCCGTCACTGTCGATGCGGGCGCGTTCGGCGCTGCCGTGTTCAGCGGCGCTGACTGGACGACACCGTTCCAAACGTGGACCACGGGCCACCGGATGCTGTCTTGCATCTACCGCAAGCAGATTGGCGCCGACGCGCATCTGGTGGCGTGGCTGGAAGTGCGCTACTTCAGCACCGGGGCCGTCGAAGTGCTGCCGTGGGTCGAAAACGGCTACCTCACCGTTGCCAGCCCGACCAACAAGAGCGACACCTATTCGTTTGTGCTCGGCGGCACCACGCGCTTCAGCGCGGCTGTCGACATCAAGCACCACACGCGCATTCCGCTGCTGACGGGCTCGGTGTTCAGCTACTGGCTCGGCACAGACCCTGGCGTCACATTCGCGCACAGCACGGCATACATGATGGCCACCAAGCTGGTGCCAAAGTACGGCTACGGCGCTCCGAGCACGGCGACGCTCAACGCGCTGCTTCAGACCTACACGCCGAACACGCTGGCGGGCATCAACTCTTCGATGGGGACGGCGGGCAGTTCCGCTGCGCTCATCAACTCGCCACAGGCAATCTACGTGTCGTCGGGTGGTGACTCCCGCGCGCTGGCGTCGGCGCTGGTGTTTGGCTTCAGCGGTGGCTCGTGGTCAACGCACTACCGCGACGAGGCGACTAACCTGCCGCACTCATTGCCTACCTATGCCGGCATCACGCTGCAAGGCGGCACGCCGGCCATCCCGACGCCGGGCGGCACGACCAACGGAACACCAGTCACGACGCATCAGCCGAGCTTCGGCTATCTGCCGTACCTGCTCACCGGGCGCTGGTGGTTTCTGGAAGAGTCGCAGTTTTGGACTTCGTACAACTTCCTCGCCGCGCCCGTTGCCCCCCGGCGGGGAGAGGTCGCATTTGGGACCGGCCCCTACCTGTTTGCTGATGGCAGCGCGGGCGTCATCGACCCGCGCGCTGGCACCTACGCCAACCGTGGTGCGCACTGGTCCATGCGAACGCTGGCGCAAACGCTGGCAATCACCCCCAGCACGCACGCGAACCATGCGGGCTATCAAGCGGCTGTCGAGAACAACACAAGTTTCTACCACGCAGTATTTGTGACTGGCACCCACGCGCCGGGATGGGTGTCACCAATGGGCGCCCTCGGTGAGTACAGCTCCAGCCAAGGCTCGCAGATTTCGCCGAACGGGTCAACCGCGTGGTGGGGCAGCGTGTGGATGATGTTGTTCGGCCCCCAGGTGTGGGGCTTCGCGTCCAACCTCGGCCTGTCGCAGAGCACGGCGTCAGCCACCCGCATGACGGCGGTGCGGAACCATTCGTACAAAGTCGTCGTGGACCGTACCACCGATGGCTCGGGCTCATCCCCGAACTGGCGGCGGTTTACGCTGTTCAAGGCGCCGTTTGGCACTGACGGTACCGGGCTGCCGCCCGAGACCATGTGGACGGCGGCGCAGGGTTATGCGGAGTACGTGTCGCGCTGGGCCTTGCCGGTCTTGACCACGGCGATGGGGGGCTCGCTGAAGCAGCATCAGGGCGACGCGGGCAGCGTAGACAGCGACATCACGGCCGGGTCATCGGCGGCGAGCGATTACCTACCTTTCGGCCTGTCTGCTCTGGCCTACGCGGTCGAGCACCGTGCGCTCAATGCGTTCGACGGCTGGCGCCGGCTGTCGAGTGCGAGCAACTGGACGGTTTCCACGGACGGCCTGAAAGAAAGCCCGGAGCATGGCATTACGCCACTGTTGCCGGACTGGATGCCGGCTGCTGGGCAGTTTGCAGACATCAGCTTGAATACGCTGGTTAGTGCCAGGCCGACCGGCTGGCCTAGCACAGAGCCTGCGGGGCCATTCATCAATTGGGCCGGTGGGGCGTGGGCAAAGGACTTCGGCGCCGCTGGCGGCCTGGTGATCCACGGCTCTGGGCACCTGACGGTCGGCGCAACGCTGTACGCGGGTGTGTGGGTGTTCGATCTCGCCACGCGCCGATGGGTTGGCCGCAACGTGCCGACGGCGCCACTGATTGAAAACAGCGACTACAACATAGATGGCGAGAGCACGGCAGCGGCAACGCTGGGGCACACATACCCGCCACACACATATGACGGCTTGGTCTACGTGCCGGCCGCCATTGCGGGCAATACCAGCGGCAAGCTGGTGAAAAACTGGTGGCCCGGTTCGCCCTGGCGCAATAGCGTGCATGTGTTCGATCTCGACAGCACCACGGCGCCTGCCGTGCGCGTGATAAACGAGATCGCGATGAGTAGCGGCGTGTCTACTTATCCTAGTGCTGCCTACGATTCAAACCGTGGGGGCTATTGGATACTGACCGCAAACGGCCTGGGGCCGATGAAGTTTGTCAATGCGACGACATGGGCGGTAACGAACTACCCCGGCATTGAATACAACGTCTATGGCGACCAGAGTTTGGTCTACATCCCTTCTCTGGATTGCCTGGTTGGCATGGGCAGGGGTGACGCAGCAAATACAGTGTTCAAGGTCTGGGTGTGCCCCATCGTTGCCAACGCACCGACCGGGTTTGTGGAAGTCACGCCGACGGGCACCAAGCCAGCGGACGGGCGATGTGGCGGGCAGTGGTCTGAATGGCTCGGCGGGGTCATCTGCTACGTGGGTGACGGCTCCTACACCGTGCAGCGGCTTTCGCCGCCCACAAGCGGCACCCTCACGGCAGGGATATGGGCCTGGACAAGTCAAACGCTCACCGGCGCTGGAGGTGTCACGCCATCCCGTCCGGGGCTGAACACCAACAACAATTTGCCCTATGGAGGCAATGGCACATGG